GTGTAGGACTTATCAGGTAGGTCTAGGCAGTCCTTCTTCAATACCCGATAGCTGAACTCATCAATCTTATGAGTAAGTTCGTCAAGGTTTCTAAACCCTACGATCTGTTGAAAGCTAAGTGCGCCCATGTTGCGCTTTTGTAAAATGGCATACCGTGCTTGAAAAGCGTAGTAGGAGTCATGACCCAAGAGGCGCGGTTCAAGGAACTCGCACTGTGAGAATATATCCATGGGTGATTTGGTTATGGGTGATCCGGTCAGCAGCCTGCGATACTTGAACAAAGGAGCTAGTTTAGTAAGAACTTTAGTGCGTTTAGCTGTTGAGTTTTTAATTGTAGTGCTTTCATCTATAGCAATCAAACCTTGAAAACCAAATCGTGTCGTAATCCATTGAGCTATGTTTTTACCTCGCAAGGAACTAAATGCCTCAACGTTCATTACAAATATCCTGACACCAGGATCATCGTTCTGAAAAAACTCTTTAAGCTCTTTTTCATAGGCTTTAGTTTTTTTAGACTGCCAATAAAACACTCGATACAACACTTCATCTGAGAAGTGTTGTGGTATTTCTTTCTCGACCCAATTGCGATACACACCCTTTGGTGCGATGATAAAAGCAAAACGTATGCGGTCTTGCCCCGCAATAGTAGCAATGGTGTCGATCAGGACTTTTGACTTACCAGTTCCCATTTCCATAAAGAATCCAAACGAAGCCTTGCTAATGCTGCGGTTGAGAGCCTCTACCTGATGTGCATACGGTGTCGTTTTGAATTTATAGTTGACAGTCATCCCATATCCTCCTATACACTAGCATAGGTTGTCGGAATGGTTTCGTCAACATCAAACCTGAAGAGGATGTACTTGCAATGATGCAGAGTGAAACAATCTTTGATGAAGAAATGTTTGCAGACGCTGCAAGCCTAGACAATGTCGGGGCTGACAGTGGCAAACAACTATCTGGCCTGGTGCGCCAGTTGAATAATGTGCAGGATCAGATCGATGATGCTGAAACACATTTGAAAGCACTGAAACAAGAAAAACAGCGGATAGCGTTTGAACAGATACCTATGCTTATGGATGAGATGGGTATCGAGCGTGTGGATGTTGACGGTGCAACCGTTAAACTGAAAGCGTTTGTGTCTGCGTCTATCCCTGCTGACCGGAAGCAGGAGGCTTTCAATTGGCTCCGAGAACATGGTCTGGACGACATAATCAAGAACGACATCATCGTGTCGTTTGGTCGTGGGCAGGATAACCAAGCTGGCGATGTCATGTATGACCTTGAACAGAAGGGTTTTCACCCAGAACAAAAAACTCATATTCATTCGATGACCTTGAAGGCGTTCATTCGTGAACAAGTCGAACAAGGTAAGCCTATTGATCTGGATATGTTTGGAGCGTTTGTAGCTAGAACTGCTGAAGTAAGGAGGAATAAATGAGTACCAATGTAGTAAAAAAAGAAGAGGCTGGTCTGCCAGCCGAATTGATGGACGACATCATGTTAACTGCTGGAGAGGGTGTGGACTATGATACGTCTGAATTACAGATCCCTTTTATCCGTGTGATACAAGCCCTGTCGCCACAAATTAAAAAGAGCGATCCTGCTTTTATCAAAGATGCAGGGCAAGGCGATGCGTTCAACACGGTGACTGGACAGTTCTGGTCAGGCGAGGATGGCCTCACTGTCATTCCATGTTTCCAAGAAACGAAATACTTGGAGTTTATACCACTTGATCAGGGTGGTGGATTCGTTGGCGAACGAAAGGTCACGGATCCAGATCTGGCTAACACCGAACGTAATGGGGCGAAAGAGATTTTGCCTAACGGTAACGAGTTAGTTAAGTCCGATCAGCATTACTGCGTTATTGTAGGCGAGGATGGCATGAACCAACCTGCAATCGTGGACATGAAATCAACGCAACTTAAAGTCAGTCGGCGTTGGAAGACTCAAATTGCAATGCAGAAGGTCAAAGACTCCAAAGGTCAGATGAGAACCCCTGCTTTGTACGCAACCATGTGGAAGCTATCAACTACCGAGGAGTCCAATCAAATGGGCACTTGGTACAATTGGCAAGTCGAAAAGGTCGGGTTCATCCAGGACAAGGCAATGTTTGACGAGGCCAAGTCATTCCGCGAATCAATAGCTAAAGGCGAGGTTAAAGCCGCAGCGGATCCTGAGACGAGAGACTCAGATGCTACGAAAGACCTAAAGGATGACGACATCCCCTTTTAGTTTGACTGGGGGAGGGTAACCTCCCCCTTTTTTCGCGGAGTATATTATGAATTTAGAGGACCGCTTTGCGGCGGCGTTTGAAGGGTCAAGCGTTGCACACGGTCAAACAACAGTAGGAAGCGTAAGAAAGAACGGAAAGACAGAAGCAAATAGTCGAATAGTCCGAGAGCCAATGACCATGGATCTAATCAATAGTCATCTCAAGGGCGGTGTAGGAGTCGGGTCTATACCCATCAACGATAAGAACTCGTGCAAATTTGGTGCACTAGACATAGACACTTATCCTATCGACCATATTGCGCTTGTGAAGAAATGTCGCCGTTTCAAGTTGCCGCTTGTTGTTTGCCGATCAAAATCAGGAGGAGCGCACTTGTTCTTGTTTACTGATGATTGGATCAGTGCAACGGATATGCGTGATCACCTTATGGAATTTGCTGCCGTGCTTGGTCATGGTGGCTGTGAGGTATTCCCCAAACAGAACAAGATTCTTGCCGAGCGTGGTGATGTCGGCAACTTTATCAATTTGCCTTACTTCCAGTCGGACAACACTCTTCGTTATGCAATTAACGAAAAGGGCGAAGAGCTGTCTCTGGAAAGATTTCTAAACCTTGTCGATAGAACCAAGACTAATTTGGAGGACTTACGAAAGCTGGAGTTTGCCAGTGACGATGATGAATTAAAAGAAATGCCACCATGCTTGCGGATTATGTTCGCAACCTCTGTGCCTGATGGCACGAGAAACAAAGTCATGTTTCATGCTGCGGTAGCCGCAAAGATGATGCACCCAGACACATGGGAACAGACTCTGGAGAAATGGAATCAGAAGTATTGTAAGCCGTCTTTGCCAGCCAATGAGATTGTTACCATACAGACGCAACATAAGAAGAAGGACTATGGGTATCTGTGCAAGGAAGAACCCATGGGCAGCCATTGTGACAAGGCGGCATGCCGTGAGGCAAAGTATGGGGTTGGCAAGAACAACTCGATGCCAGGGATAACTGGTCTGACCATACAGAAGTCGGAGCCTCGGCTGTACTTTCTTGATGTGGACGGCAGGCGTTTGGAACTATCCACCGAACAACTACAGATGCCGTTGCAGTTCCAACGTGCCTGTATGGAGCAACTGGACGTTATGCCTCCGATTATGAAAGCACCGGAGTGGCAGACATATGTCAACGGTCTTCTTGACCATGCAACGCATGTCGAGGTTCCAAAGGAACTGACAATCAAGGGTCAGTTTGAAGAACTGCTGGAGATTTATTGTACCAGTCGTATCAGGGCAAAGTCACCGCAGGAGATGCTGCTTGGTAAGCCTTGGACGGAAAGCGACCTGACAATGTTCACATTGAAGGGATTGATGGAGTTCTTACGCAACAGAAACTTCAGAGAACTAAAACGCCCACAGATACAACAACGGTTGAAGGATATAAACGGCGGTCATGAATGTAACACCATACACAAGTTTAAAGACGAGGATACAGGTCAATGGAGGAATCTTCGCGTCTGGTTTGTACCAGAGTTTGACATCAACGAAACCGATCTACCGAAAGAGGAGACATTAGATGACATACCCTTCTGATGAGAAATATCTCAAAGTGGGTGATGTAGCCAACACCCTAGGGGTAGCACGAAGCACTATATACAGGTGGGTGAACTCAGGGCACTTTCCCAAACCTGTCGTGCTAGGACCTGAAACAGACAAGAACAGTCCGACTCGGTGGTTACGCACCGAAATTGATGAGTGGATAAAAACAAGGCCAAGGGAGAAGCTCGATGGCTGAAGAAACACTTATCTTTGGTCCACCTGGTTGCGGTAAGACACATACGATGATTGAGATCGTGCGTCAGGAGTTAGCCAACGGAACTGCGCCAGACAGGATTGGTTTCGTATCGTTCTCCCGTAAATCCATTCAAGAGGCAAGGGAGCGTGTGGGTGCCGAGCTACAGCTTACCGAAAAGGATGTGCCGTGGTTCAAGACGCTACATTCGATTGGCTTCAACTGGTTGGGCATGGAGAAGCACGAGACGATACAGCCTAGTGATCTTCGTGTGTTGAGCAATACGTTAGGCATGGAGTTTGATCGCAGCACCGCAGAAGTTATGGAAGAGGGTATGATCCCCATGTCCATGAAGGAGGGTAATCGCTATCTTAACGTGATCAGCCGCTCCAAGCTACGCTGTGTGTCCTTGGATGAGGAGTATAACGACCTTGGGGACTATGACCTGCATTGGTCGATGCTGCGCCGTGTAGAACAGGTGTATCAGGAATATAAGTCTGACACTGGCAAGTTTGATTTTACGGACATGATTGAACTGTTTGTCAATCAGGGCACAGGTCCCGTGTTGGAAGTATTGATTGTAGATGAGGCGCAGGATCTAACGCCATTACAATGGAAGCAAGTAAATATATTAAAAGAAAGAGCCGCTAGAGTCTGGTACGCGGGGGACGATGATCAGTGTATCCACCGTTGGAACGGTGTTGATCTGCATAGCTTTATGAATGCTTGTGATCATAAGACGGTGTTAAGTAAAAGTTATCGAGTCCCAGCCACCGTATTTGATTTGGCTAACGACATTGTTAACAGGATTCATGTTAGGCAGGACAAGCGTTGGAGTCCGAGAGACGAGGCCGGATCTGTAGACTTTCACATGAACTGGTATGATGTGAATATTGATGAAGGTTCGTGGACGATTATGGCTAGAACCAACAAAGCCTTGAACGCAATTCACAATAGTTTACGCGATGACGGTTATTTGTTTGAGCGGTTTGGCAAATCTGTGATTTCGCTTGAACTGCTTGAGGCCATGAACATATGGGAGCGGTTAGCAAGGGGCGAGACTGCCAGTGTGGGTGAGATCAAGAAGATGTACACCTACATGCCAAAGTCGGGGGACAGGGCGTTATTGAAACGTGCCGCAGCAAAGACGTTTGATGCTGTCGATCCGCAAGGATCACACAACTACGACAATCTGGTTGCCGAGCATGGATTGATTGCACCGCAGGAGTTGAGGCCAGAGGTGATAGTCAACATGTCCTACGAGGATATTCGTTACATGGCGGCTGTTCGCCGCCGTGGTGAGGATCTTACAAAGCCTCGCATCAGTCTATCCACCATTCACCGTATGAAGGGCGGCGAGGACGATAACGTTCTGTTGCTGACTGACTCTTCATGGCCAGCGGTAAACAATCCTGATCAGGATGACGAGCACCGAGTGTTCTACACCGCTGTTACACGAGCACGGCATAATCTACATGTCGTGGAATCACGATCACCATATAGGTATACGATATGAAATATGAGGCTTTCTACTTGTGTGACACATGTGGTCACAAGTGGGTCACATATTACGACAGGTTGAAATCATTGGAGCGTGGTGATGTCTGCACGAATTGTTTAGATCGCCCATCAATTAAGAGAAATTTTGCTGGGTGCATTACAGAGCCATACTTTTTTAAAAAGTTAGAGGAAGAAGCATGAAACGCGATAAGCTATTAGATGAAGCAAAGAACCTGGTCAATGGTCCGAGAGCCAAGGATTATGGTGATGCATACGAAAACCATGAACGTGTTGCACAACTCTGGGGCACGATCCTAGGGCAGGATGTTTCGGTTTCTCAAGTTTATCAGTGTCTTATGGCTCTGAAACTTGCTAGACTAATTGTCAGTCCCACACATACGGACTCGTGGGTTGATATAGCAGGGTATGCAAGTCTTGGAGGAGAAATAAAAGATGACTAAATTTTTTGACAACTTACCTTTGCCCCCTGTTAACAAGTTGGCGGTTTATAGTTTTTCAAAAGGCGACCAGCCACCGGAAGAAGAAACTAGCCCTCTTGATTTTAAAACACCGCCAAAGGGCATGATTAGGGAGAGGGAGAAAAACGCTAAGTTCTCTATCGGAGATACGTTTCAGAGACTTACATTTATTGGTGTGATGCCAAAAAAAACAGCTAAACAACTCATGGTTGAATACGTTAAACAGAACGGTTTTCATTGTCAGTTTTACTCTTCTCACAATCATCCAGAGGTTGTGAGACTGCAACAAAAATTTAAACGAGAAAAACATGAACAGAGAATGAGACAAAATGAGACAAAGAAATATGTATTTCGTTGCTCTTGTGGTCTCTATCGCGTGATAAGACGGGACAGGTTCGCTAACATGTTGAAACGTGTCTCTTATGAAAAATGGCAAATATTTATGTGTCATACATGTTTGGCTAAACAAAAGAAGGTAGCGTTAGATGTCAAGGGAAAGTAGCCAGATTACGTTCCTGAACAGGTTGGATTTGGACACGATTGAGAAGGACTGGGTGCCGCCAGAGGTGTTTCCAGACCTGCGCGATTGTAAGTTCATGGCTATCGACTTGGAGACTAGTGATCCTAACCTTACGACCCTAGGTCCAGGATGGGCACGAGGTGATGGTTTCATCGTTGGTGTGGCGATTGCTGCCGGAGACTTTGTTGGTTACTACCCCATTGCACATGAGGGCGGCGGTAACATTCCACAGAACAAGGTCATGAAGTGGCTGGCAGAACAGCTTGCCACGCCTGACATTCCAAAGGTTATGCATAACGCCACCTATGATGCAGGCTGGTTGCGGTGGGCAGGAGTCAAGATCCAGGGAAAGATCATCGACACTATGATAGCCGCGCCATTGCTGAACGAGAACAGGTTTAGCTACAGCCTAAACAATCTGGCTAAAGATTATCTGGATGAGCGTAAAGACGAAAGAACACTTCGTGCTGCGGCGGCAGACTATGGCATTGATCCCAAGGCAGAGATGTGGCGGCTCAACTCACGGTTCGTAGGTGCATATGCCGAGAAGGATGCCGAACTTACACTCAAGCTGTGGAATCATTTCAAGGTCGAACTGCAACAGCAAAGCCTTATGGATGTGTTTGACTTGGAGACATCCTTGATACCAGTCATGCTGGACATGCGCGAGAAGGGCGTAAAGGTAAATGTCGATGGCGCGGAGATGGCTAAGAAGAAACTCGTAGAGTTAAAGAAGGGTGTTACTTACGACATCCAGCATGAAACAGGCGTAAAGATAGAGCCGTGGGTGGCAAGAAGCGTAGCATCTGTGTTTGATCATTACGGAATATATTACAACAGGACAGAAAACAACGGACAGCCCTCCTTTACTAAGGCGTTCCTGCAAGCCTGTCCCCATCCTATCGCGGCAAAGGTCTTGCGGTTGCGTGAACTAGACAAGGCAACCAATACCTTTATCGATAACATTCTCAAGTTTGCACATAACGGACGTATACATTGCGAGTTTCATCAGCTTCGATCTGACGATGGTGGGACGGTCACAGGTAGATTTTCGTCTAGCAACCCAAACCTCCAGCAAATCCCTGCACGGGATCCAGAGATCAAAGCGATGATTCGTGGACTATTTGTACCAGACGAGGGGTGCAAGTGGGGCAGCTTTGACTATTCAAGCCAAGAGCCAAGGCTCTTGGTGCATTGGTGCGCTAGTGTAGGTAAGAAGTACCGGAGTCCAATGATTGACGAGGTTGTTGCCGAGTATCATCGAGGCGATGCTGACTTTCATCAGATGGTGGCTGACATGGCAGGCATTAGCCGCAAGCAGGCAAAGACCGTCAATCTGGGTATCATGTATGGCATGGGCGTGGGTAAACTGTCACATACGATGGATATTGATACGAAGGAAGCCAAGGAACTCTTGAACACCTATCATGACAAAGTTCCCTTTGTAAAAAGTCTGGCTGACTTGGTATCGACTCAAGCCAGCAAGTTTGGACAGATACGAACGATATCAGGACGGATGTGTCGGTTTGATATGTGGGAGCCAAGAACATTTGGCTATAACAAGCCCATGAAGCGCGAGGAGGCCGAGAAAGAGTACGGACCTGTATTGCGTAGGGCTTTTACTTACAAGGCTCTGAACAGGCTTATACAAGGCTCTGCGGCAGATCAAACCAAGGTTGCTATGGCAGAGTGCTACAAGGAGGGGCTGGTGCCCTTGCTGACGGTGCATGACGAACTTTGTTTCAATGTCGAGTCCGAGGAGCAAGCGTCAAAAATCAAGGAGATCATGGAGACAAGCATGGAACTCAAGGTGCCAAGCAAGGTCGATCAGGAGTTGGGAGATAACTGGGGGCAGGTAGGATGACAAGAGATATCCTCATCATCCTTTGGTGCACCAGCTTTGTGTGTGGTCTAGTCTTCAGCTAACGCCCTCATCCGGTCTACCAAACGCCTAGCTCGGTTCGGAACCTGCGTATACCATCTGGAGTCAACCATCTCATCTGCGGCCTTATTCCAGTCCCTGGCATCAACGCCAGCCTTCATACCCTTGAATTTGGAAAGACGCGGCCTGCCCATATTAAACATCATATTGCAAATGATATGCTGCACCTCTTCAGGCAGGTCTTCAAAGTCCTCGTAAAGAACTTTGCACTCGTCAATCGTTACCGCCATATCGAGCGCGAATAACTTTCGCACACGTTCTTGTTCAACGACTGTACCCACGGGTTTGCCGTGTTCTTCGTCAGACTCAAGAATGAGGTGACCAATTCCACAGGTTGGCAAATTTAAGTGATCTAAATATATCTCGTACTTGCAACCTTCGTCTTCCGCGATCTCTTCGCGTAGTCTATCTTTGTTCATGGTGTTGTCCTTCCAAGACTCTGCGCCAATGCGGCTGTCGCAGGGTCAGGTAATAAGATTGGTGAAACTCCTGAAGCCGCACCAGGCTGTACGTTTGGTGCCTGAGTCATGGCTGTCCGAGCCGTTTGTACTGCTTGATTGGCTATGGGAGCGATCTGTTGTCTAGCCGCCGCTGTCACAGGGCGCACTTCTTCTGTTGCTTGTTGTACGTTCATGCGTGTGCCTTGAACTGTGGTAGCACCAGCTATCTGTAAAGCCGCTTGAAAGCCTTGCCCGTATGGATCTCCCGTAGCAATTTTTCCTTGTAAAAATTCTTTTACACTGTTTTGTTGCCTAGATTTAAACATCATACGCAAGATTCTTGGATCTCGTAACATCTTTGACATTGCTAAATAGCCAGCCGCTGGGACGAGTGCCGCAAGTGGATTAAGCATGAAAGCACCAATAGTAAGACCAAGAGCGATGGTTGGAGCGGCAAGACCACCCTTACCTGACATTGGTTGATTTGAAGATTTTACCATATTCTGTGCAAGAATAGACAAGGATTCATGCGCTTGTGGGTTTTTAAACATGGCATTAATTACTTGAGGCTCATACGAGTCAAGAACAGAAATCAATTTGGTTCCAATTTTTCCTGATTTAAATTCTTCAACAAACTCATCACTTAATTTAATTTGTTTTACGGTTCTACCGCTTGCATCTTGAACCACATCTTCCGTGGTGCCACCTATTTGTCGTAGAATACGCCCTGCGGCAGCATCACGAACCTTTTCCATTGTTTCTGGAGCCAACACTCGTTCTGCTAATTTAACATTGTCCACCGTGGAAAAAATGTTTGCGGCTAAAACATCTGGATCATTTGTGCTTTGAAGGACACGAGTTAATTGAGCCGTATCAGGCGCACTAAACTCTTTTTGAGCCGCTTTAAAAGCAGACAGAGCTTGTTTTAAGGGACGATCTCGAAGTTCATCAACGACATTTGTTGCTATCTTTGCTTTTGATCGTTTTAAAATGTCAACGACTTCTTTTATTTCATTGAGTTCAGGTTTAAGAAGTTTATCCACCGCTTTATTTTTACTCATGATGTTTGCGGCAAGCGCAGTTCCGTCAACATATTCCACACCAGTAGCATCATCAACTAACTTTGATTGTTCCATAGCGTCTGTGAGATACATTTTTGCTAATCCTTGACGCACTTGTTCAGCCTGTTCCGCACCAGTTCCTCTGATTGCGGTGCGGTTAGCAACCTCTTCTTCTATACCTCTAGCGTAGCGTTCAACAGCTCTTCTTTGTTGGTTTTCAAGAGGCAACCGCCGAACCTCCTCTAAAGCCTGCATTAAAGGTCTTTCGCCGTAAGTTGCGTTAGACAAGGCTCTGGCTCCGGCATCAAGATCAACTAAACCTGTTTCTGCACCTAATGCTTTACCCGTGTCCACTCCTCTAATTGCTTTAAAAAGTTCTTCTAAGGCTTCGGGTTGATTGTCTAAAATTAAATTTTGATAAACAAAGTTTTTATTTAAACGATTGTTTCTGGCACTTTTTATAATCTCTTGAACAGTCACGTTATCAAAACGTTTCATGCCATCTCGATACACAGCATTTGCTCTAGACAATGTGTTTAGCGCATCACTTAATTCTTCAAACGATTGCCCAGAGGCTTTTAAAACCGCAGATCCTTTTAAAGTGCTTGTAGCTAGATCAAGTTCAGCAGATTGCATGGCTTGATTAACGGCGGTTTTAATGCTCCCTAGTTGATAGGCTGCGACATCATTTAACAAGGATGGATTCTTTTGTGCATCCGTAAGACCCGTGCGTAGACTGGCAACCTCTCTAGCAGTTGCATAGTCTTTTAATTTATTAATTCTAGTAGCGAATTTAGTCGCACCAATATCCGCAATAGTTTGCTTATCAAGTTTTTTTAAGGCTTCTTTAATACCTTTAGTAGGAATGATTTCATTGTTTTTTAAAGTGTCGTTAACTTTAGTATAAATGCGATCCATGTCTTCATCAAAGATGCGTTTACGAATAGCAATCATCTTACTCAAATCTGCTGGGATGATTTCATCATTCCTAAGAGCACCCATAACTTGTTTGATTTCTTGCTCAGTAGCCTCATTTAAACGGCGTTGAGCATTAGCAAAAACATTTTGTGTGGATGAATAATACTCATCTATATCTCTGTTTAAAACTTCTGCGAGTTTGTTAACACGAGATTTATCAACACCCAAAGTTGTTAATTCTTTAACAGCCGCGTTTGCATTTGCTTGTGCGGCGGCTCGATTTGGAAACACTCCCTCGGCAACTGCTTGAACACGAGTCAAAATTGGACGAAAAGAATCTCCTGCGCCCCCTGCGATAGTTGGACGAAGATCTTTGTCTAGCATGTCTCTAAACTGTTTTCTTATAACTTCGTTTTCAGATCTTCCAGCCGCTGTCAAACCACGAGGGCCTTTTATAAAGTAACCAAAAAGATTGGAAATACCTCTACCTATGCCCTCACCTGCTGCACCAAATACGCCCTCATAAGCTGCATCTCTGGTAACATCTGCAAAGGACTGACGTTGAAGACCCTCGGCATACTCAATGCCTTCATCAAGCATTTTACCACCAGCGGTGGCGGCTCCCACTATAAACATACCAGGTAAGAATCCGACACCAGAGGCCGCTAATCCAGCACCAACACCAGCCACTATAGGAAGAGTTGTTGCACCAGCAAACTCTTTTACATCATTAAATGAAAGACCCTCTTCATCTACCGCAAGTTCACGACCTTTACCCAGACCAAGTTTAGTGCGACCCTCTTGTGTAAGAATGTGGCGACCAAGAGGATCTAAACGAAAACCTTCATCACCTACCACTGTTTTTAAATAATTGGACTTTTCTTGTGAGTTGTCCATGCGACCAAATTGAAAACGCGAGAATCCAGCAACACTGCCTACTCCAGTGCGATAATCAACACCTGGCTCTTTATAACTGCTAACATACTCGTCTTCGGTGAGTTGTTCTCCAGAAACAGGATCAACACCAGCCAATCTGCGTTGACGGGCATAATCTAATATTTCATCTTTTGACGCGGTAGCAAGATCAATCTCGGCACCAGTTGGTTGTTGAGAAAAGAATTGTTGTGTAATGGCTTGTTCTTCTTCAAGGGTGGGAGTGTCTCCAGCAATTTCTACAATCACATCACCTTGCGGAGTTTCAACGATTATATCTCCCATCACGAGGCTCCTGGTGCAAATCTTGGCTTGCCACCGTCACCTTCTTTAGGCTCTTGTTTAGCGTATCTAAAAGTAGACGCTTGGCCTCCAGGGAGAGCCGAACCACTTATGTATTGTTGCAATCTGGCTTGATCTGGCTGCAATAGACTACCCGCTGTACCAACTTTCTGCCCTGGCAAAGCTCTACTTGAGAGGCGAGTTTCAACTCCAGCCATCGTTGAAAGAGCACTATCTTTGTCCCTTTCAAACTGTTGAAGTAAACCTTGAAGTTGATCTATTAATATACCTTCGTTAAGGCGTGAAAGATTAAAAGAACCAGTGTTTGGATCAGTAATAGCAGAATCAACCACCGCACTTGACAGACTTGTTACATCAAAGTTTGAGATAGAGTTGGCTGACTGACTACCTCCAAAATATGACTTAATTAATAGTTGAAAACCTTTTTTAACGTCTTTTTCAAAGGCTTGTTTGTTTGCATATTCTGTTGGTGCTTCAAGTCCTAATTGATTTGCAAGTTTTTGTCCTAAGTCTTTTGCGCCACCCTGCAAGCCTAAAATGTCATCCCCATTTTCAGTTAGATTTACAAGAGCACTCTCAATATATTTTGTGCCTATCTCACCTGCAATGTATCTATCTGTTGCTTTACCATAAATTTCAGATTCTGCACGTTGACTCTTGTCAGTGAGAACCAATTCTTTTCTTTGTGCCGCAAGTAAAGTGTTAATAGATTTTTGTTTATCTCTTGCAGTTTTTAACATTTCTAGATGAAAAGATTGATCTCGTAATTCTGGAGGTAACTTTCCATCATTAGCCATGATAGTGGACATTGAAATACTCAATGTCTCACCTTCTTTAAAATCTACTTTGTTACCAGAGGCATCAGTATAAGAACCTGGAGCGGTTGCAACTAATTTACGGAAATTACGATCATCAGCTCTTTGTTGTGTTCGTAGTTTGCTGTCTTCAGTAAGGCCGTACTGCAACGCGGACAACTTCAACTGACGGTTAAACTCGTCCTTCTTCGCCTTGTCCTTAATCAACATGTCCGCGCCACCCTCTAACGCAGATGCGATGTTTTCTATGGCGTTAGGACTTTTACCCGCTGCCATCGC